TACTTTTATTCTTTATCCATACTATGACAAGCCTAAGCAATAATAAACGCTACAATAAAGCGTGGTAGGGAGGCTCATATCAAGGTCCAGAATATTAAATTTACTATCCAAAGCACAAGAAACGAAGTTTCAAAATTACTACAAGATACATAGGCTGACTTCGCTGACTAAGCGAAAGCTATCTGCAGTAACTCTGTGTTAATAAAATAAAGATTAGTTAGTAATAGTTATACTCTGCACTGACTAACTGGAAAGAGTTATGGAAGATTTTATACTATATATACTATACCGTCAAATACTAATATAGATAAAACAAACTAATGTAACAGTTCTGTTTGTATATTGCACTGTTCTACATTCTCTAATGCAACTGATAGTAAGTCTTCTGCTTCCATCTCATCGACTAATTGCTCTGCTTCTTCTTGGTCGTCTGCTTCAACGATTAAAATAAACTCTAGTTTTAATGTAACATTGTGTTCCATAATACCTTGGTGTAGAATGATGATATAATTCATTATATATTAATTTGATAAACTGAAATGACTGAAAAAAAACGAAAGAGAGGAAACCCGAATTTAAAAAAAGGGATGATTATGAATCCTAAAGGTCGTCCAAAGGGGTCTAGGAATAAGATGACTCTTTTAGCTGCTCAGATGATGACTGACCGTGGACCTATGATTGTTGAGAAAGTTATGGGTATGGCACTAGATGGTGATGTTCATTGTTTGAAGATGTGTATGGATAGAATATTACCTGTTCAGAAGGCTGTTGACTCGTCTAAAGCTAAACAAGAGTCTCAGATTATTATTAATGTTGGCTCTAGTGAAGAGATTATGGCTAAGATAGAACGAACACCACCTGAGAAGTTGGTAAATCCGAAGACTAAATCTGAAGCCGAGGTGATTATTGATGTTGCTGAGGTTGGCTAATGGCTGAGTTAAATGTTGATTTACACCCTGCTCAGTTAGAGATATTCAATTCAGAAGCTAGATTTAAGGTGGTTGCTGCTGGTCGTAGATTCGGTAAGTCTAGGTTAGCTGCGTGGATATTGTTAATTAAAGCTCTACAGTCTGACTCTAAAGATGTGTTTTATATCGGTCCTACCTTTCAGCAATCTAAAGATATTATGTGGGCGATGTTAAAAGAGCTTGGTGATGGTCTAATTATGGCTGCCCATGAGAATACCGCTGTTCTAACTCTAATAAATGGCAGGAAGATATATTTAAAAGGTTCTGATAGACCCGATACTCTTCGTGGTGTTGGTCTAGCTTATGTTGTGTTAGATGAGTACGCTTCTATGAAGCCACAAGTATGGGAACAGATTATTCGTCCTACGCTTGCGGATGTTCAAGGTGGTGCATTGTTTATCGGAACACCTGCTGGTAAGAATCACTTCTATGATATTTACATAGACGCGATGAAACAAGATGATTGGGATTTCTTTTCTTTTAACTCAACCGATAATCCGTTTATTCTTAACTCTGAGATTGACGCTGCTAAGTCAACAATGTCCACAATGTCATTTAGACAAGAGTTCGAGGCATCCTTTGAAACATTCTCTGGTGGTATCTTTAAAGAAGAGTGGTTTAAGGAAGGTCCAGAACCAGAAATAGGCAACTATGTTATCGCTATCGACCCTGCTGGATTTGAAGATATTGAAAAAGAACGGAACGCAAAACGAAGTAAACTTGACGAAACGGCTATTGCGGTGGTAAAAATATACCAGGACAAGTGGTGGGTCAAAGATATCATACATGGCAGATGGAATGTAAAGGAGACTGCAAAACGCATACTAAAGACCGCCACCGCTGTCCAAGCTAACATGGTGGGCATTGAAACAGGCTCACTTAAAAATGCAATCTTGCCTTATTTGGAAGATGAGATGCGGACTGAAGGTCAATACATACATATATATGAGTTACGGCACGGTGGTAAAAAGAAAACGGAAAGAATCACATGGTCTCTTCAAGGGAGAATGGAACACGGTCAGTTGTCCTTTAATGAAGATAAAGATTGGCGAGACTTTACCTCCCAAATGCTTGATTTTCCAAGCAAACTCTCACATGACGACTTATTGGATTCTCTAGCTTACATAGACCAAGTTGCTGTGGCTGATTTTTCATATTCTATTGATATAGATGAAGATTGGCAACCTATAGATGCTGTAGCTGGCTATTAAAGCCGCATAACTACTTGATTTTTAAAGAAAAATTAAAAATATCTGCATTTACTCACATCTTTATGATATATTAAGGCAAAATTCGTTATAAATCAGTAACTTAGGAAACTTAATGTTTGAAGGTGGAGAAGACAAGTATCAAGCACTATCTGGCTGGTTAACTCATAGATTAGACTCTTGGAGAAGCCATAGAGATGCCAACTATCTGAATAAATGGGATGAATATTACCGCCTTTGGCGTGGTATTTGGACTATGGAAGATATGTCTCGCAGGTCTGAGAAATCTAGGCTAATAGCTCCAGCATTACAACAAGCAGTCGAATCATCAGTCGCAGAACTAGAAGAAGCTACCTTTGGTAGAGGTAAATGGTTCGATATTAAAGATGATTTACTAGATAAAGACAATAAAGACGCTGAATTTATCCGTAATCTATTACAAGAAGACTTAGAAGGTACTGGTGTTAAGGATTCTATATGTGAAGTCTTTTTAAACAGTGCTATCTATGGTACTGGCATAGGAAAGATAATTGTAGAGGAAAATAGACGCATAACTCCTGTCGAATCTCCTGTTGAAGGAACTTTAACTACAAAAAGAACGATTAAAGAAGAGATTAGCGTTGATGTTAGAATTGAAGCTATCTCCCCGAAAGAATTTCTAATTGACCCTGCTGCTGAAACTATTAAAGAAGCATTAGGCGTTGCACATGAAGTCATTAAGCCTAGATATGTTATTAATCAAGGTATAAAAGACGGTATTTATCGTGATGTTGCTATTGAAGGCGACTTTAATGTTAGAACTTTTGGATTTGACCCTGAATTTGTGTCTTCTGATGAGTCAGACAAAATAAAACTAACAGAATACTGGGGATTAGTTCCTAAAAAGTTCCTAAACAAGAATAAAGACCAAGACGACTTTGAATATAACGATGATGAGCTTGTAGAAGCTGTTGTTACTATTGCAAATGACCAGTGGATTCTAAGAGCTGAAGAAAATCCGTTTATGATGGAAGACAGACCTTTCATTAGTTATCAGCATGACATTGTTCCAGATAAATTCTGGGGTAGAGGTGTCTGTGAGAAAGGTTATAACCCTCAAAAGGCATTAGATGCTGAAATGAGAGCTAGAATTGACTCACTTGCCCTAACAACTACACCTATGGTTGCAGCAGATGCGACTAGATTACCTAGAGGTTTAAAACTAGAGGTAAGACCTGGTAAAACTATTCTTACTAATGGCGACCCTAGGCAAGCTATTATGCCTTTGAACATCGGGCAGACAGATAATCATACTTACCAACAAGTACAAACCCTTCAGAACATGATTCAGATGGGTACTGGCTCTGCTGATGTCGGTTCAGCCGAAAGAGCTACCTCTGCTGGTATGTCTATGACACAATCTGCTTCTATTAAGAGACAGAAGCGTACCTTAATGAACTTCCAAAACACATTCCTTATTCCAATGATTAATAAATCAATGTGGCGTAAGATTCAGTTTGATGTTGACCGTTACCCTGTATCAGATTACAAGTTTATTCCATATTCTACTATGGGAATTATGGCGAAAGAGCTAGAGATGCAACAAATGGTGTCTATGCTACAATCTATTCCTAAAGATTCACCTGCTTTCAACATATTGTTGTTAGCTGTGTTCCAAAATTCATCAATGCACAACAGAGACCAAGTTGTTAATGCCTTAATGCAAGGTATGCAACCTAATCCTCAAGCGCAGAAGATGCAACAGATGCAAATGCAGATGCAAATGGCTCAAGCTCAAGCAGACATTAAGAAGACTAATGCTGAAGCGCAAGAAGAAAATGCTAAAGCTGTGAAGTGGCAAACAGAGGCGATGAATAATCAGCCTGACAATTTATCAGTGCAAGAACGCTTAGTTAAGATGCAGAAAGAAATGGCATCTATTGAAAAGACAAAAGCAGACATTATTAATCAGAACTCAGAAACCGCAAGAAACATTCCAGAAGTTGAGCATCTCAAGTCAGAGACAATACTTAACTTATCT